AGCATTGGCGAGAAGAGTTTAAAGGTAAAGATTGTGGTCAAGTATTTTTACACTACAATAAAGCTAACTCTAAAATGGCTAGAGAAAATCATTTAGATAAAAGACCTTTACTAGGCGCACCTGCTTGGTTCAAAGGTGTTAAGTTGACAAAAATTAAAAAATAGTCTATACATTAGGCTTGCAGGGGGATGATCCACCACAGATTCCCTCTGCTTTAAACATATTGAAATCATAAACAATCTGCTATATTACCTAATAAACAGGATTTTATATGTTACAAAAACTAGGTTTTTTACCAGGATTCAATAAACAAGTTACATCTACCGGCGCTGAGTCTCAATGGATAGACGGAGAAAATGTACGTTTTAGATATGGTACACCAGAAAAAATAGGTGGTTGGAATCAATTAGGTCAAGATAAACTAACTGGTGCAGCGAGAGGTTTGCATCATTTTGTAAACAAATCATCTACTAAATTTGCAGCAATAGGAACTAATAGAATTTTATATGTATATTCTGGAGGTGTATATTATGACATACATCCTTTAGTTAATCCATCAGGAACAGCTATTACTAGTGCATTTAGCACGACTAATGGATCACCTACAGTAACTATAACAGCTAACTCAAACGGCTTTCAAGCAGGTGATATAGTTTTATTTGGAGATACTTCTACTTTCTCATCTATTACTAATTCTAATTTTACAGCTGCAGATTTTGCAGATAAAAAATTTATGGTTACATCTATTGTAGATACCAACAATTTTACAATTACAATGCCTTCTAATGAAACTGGTAGTGGAGCTACTACCTCTGGAGGTATTACTTATTATAGATATTATCATGTAGGACCAGCAGAACAAATAGGTGCTTTTGGTTGGGGTATAGCATTGTGGGGTGGTAACATACTAGGTGCAATTACAACTACTTTAGATGGAGCTATTACAGGTACAACAGGTGGTAATAATAGTTCTTCAACAGAAATTACATTAACAAGCACAACTGGTTTTCCTTCAACAGGTACAAACCATGTTACAATAGGAACAGAAGAAATATCATATACAGGTATTACAGGAAATAAATTAACAGGAATTGGAAGAGGAGCTAGAGGATCAACGGCAACCACACACTCTAATGGTGCAACAGTAACTAACTCATCTAGTTTTACGGGATGGGGATCACCAGCAGCCAACACTGATAAAGTAACAGATCCTGGTTTATGGTCACTAGATAATTTAGGAAGCACACTAATAGCATTAATACATAATGGCGAATGTTTTCAATGGGATGGCGACGCAGCAAATGCAACAGCGACACGTGCAACTATTATTACAGGTGCACCAACAGCGTCACGTGATATGTTAGTCTCTACACCTGATCGTCACTTAGTATTTTTTGGAACAGAAACAACTATTGGTGATAAAGCCACACAAGATGATATGTTTATAAGATTTTCATCTCAAGAAAATATAAATGACTATACACCTACATCAACAAATAGTGCTGGTACACAAAGACTGGCCGATGGATCACGGATCATTGGTGCTAAACTTGGTAGAAATGCAATATACATTTGGTCTGATACATCTTTATTTACCATGCGTTTTGTTGGTGGAGATTTTATTTTTGCTTTTGAACAAGTTGGAACTAACTGTGGATTAATTGGTATGAATGCAGCGGTAGAGGTAGATGGTGCTGCATATTGGATGTCAGAAAATGGTTTCTTTAGATACACTGGTAAACTAGAATCTATGGATTGTTTAGTGGAAGATTATGTTTTTGATGATCTTAACACTACTTCTAACATGTTAATTTATTGTGGTATTAATAACTTGTTTGGTGAAATTACTTGGTTCTATCCAACAAGCACATCTAACGTAGTTAACAGAGCAGTTTCATATAGTTATTTAGATTCAACAGCAAAACGACCTATATGGTTTACTAATGCAAGTAGTTTGTTTCCTAGAACAACGTGGGAAGATTCTTCGGTATTTGGTTTACCACATGGAACTCAATACGATGCAGGTGTAGATACATCGTTTGATGTCACAGGAAACACGGATGGCACAACAATTTATTTTGAACACGAAACAGGTGTTAATCAACAATTAGCTGCAACAACAGCTACTGCAATACCAGCTAACATTACTTCTGGTGATTATGATATTACGCAAAAAGTTATTAGAGGAGCTGCAACTAATTTAGGTGATCTTAGAGGTGATGGTGAAAACATTATGAGAGTTAGTAGAATTATTCCTG